TACAAAGAAACTTACGAATGTCGGCCGCAAGATCCTTATGGTATTGCAAAGAAAGCCGGGGAGGATGTATTGAAAAATTTATGTGAAACACACGGAGTAGAGTATGTTATTGCTGTACCACACAACATAGTTGGCCCAAGACAGAAGTATGACGATCCATTTAGGAACGTTATGTCAATTATGTTAAACAGAATGTTACAAGGTAAGCAACCAATTATATACGGCGATGGCCAACAAAAAAGATGTTTTAGTTACATAGATGATTGTTTGTATTGTTTAAATGCTCTTGCATTTAATAACAATGTAGTTGGCGAAGTAATTAACATAGGACCAGACGAAGAACCAGTTACTATTAATGAACTTGCTGAAGCCTGTGCAAACGAAACAGGAGTAAACTTAGACCCAATACATCATAAAGATAGACCTAAAGAAGTAAAACTAGCAACTTGTTCATCAGATAAAGCACGTGAACTATTAGATTATAAAACGTCAACTAATATGCGACAGTCAGTTAAAAAGACTGCTGACTACATTAGAACAAGAGGCACAAAAAAGTTTCAGTATCATTTACCATTAGAAATTATTAATGAACACACACCTGATACTTGGAAGAAAAAATTAATATGATTTCGTTTTGTTGTCCGTCTAGAGGTAGGCCAGAACTTGCAAAAAGACTAGTTGATACTGCAACTGAAATGCAAGACGGTGATACAGAATTTCTTTTTTATTTAAATGATGACGACCCAACGTTAGAACAGTACAAAGACTTACTCAACGAAAAACATTATACAGTAGGACCAAATCAATCAACTTGTTTTAGTTGGAATTTAATGTGTGAAAAAGCAACAAATGATGTAGTAATGTTAATGGGAGATGATGTTAAAGTGAACACAGAACATTGGGACACACTAATTGTTAATGAAATAAACAAATACAAGGATCGTATTTTAATGGTTGTGCCGTCAGATGGACGTGTAAAAACAGCAGGAAAATTAGGAAACAAGGTTAGACTTTGGGGAGACGAACCATTAGGTGCCGCACATTTTGCCGTACATAAAAATTGGACAAATACTTTAGGATATCTTGCTCCTGTATTTTTTTGGCACTGGCACGTAGATTCTTACACACAAAAAGTTGCTCGTAAATTAAACAGATGTTTATATTTGCCAACAGTTGAATTCAAAGCAAAAAAAATTATAAATGATAATGCTGGTAAACAAATTAGAAAAAATTTTAATATTAATATTAGAGACAATTATGTTTGGCAAAAAGTTAGAGACAGACATCTAACAAATGATGTAAATGCTTTGAAAAAATTTATAAAGGATAGAAGCACTTCTTAGATCTGTGCTTCATAATGAATAAGTTAAAAGTTATTCTATTAGTAGTTTGATTACTTTCATATGAATGCCAAGTTTTATTTTGTTGTCCACAAAAAATAAACGTTGAGTTAGGTTTCCATTCTGCTTCTTTCACAAACGCATCTTCAGTTTGAGCAGTGTACATTTTAGTTCCAATATTATTTTCTGGAGTAATGTAAGTTACTGAACTCCAAGTTTTTTCAATACCTTCTTGATGGATATAAAATTTGTATGGCAATGGCGGAGTGACGCTTATATGTGCATTGATACCAAGTGTTGGATATTTTCTATATGCTGGATAAATTTCGTGTAACTGTTTTACATTATCAAACAAATTTTTACAAATATCAACAGTTTCGTTGTAAAAATCAATGTTGTATTTTTTGTAATCATTAGGATGTATTTGTATTAATTCTTCTGTTTTAAAATTTAAATTTTCTATACATTCTCTTTGTAATTTTTCAAATATTTTATCTGATAAAGTATTTTCAATTAGTTGATATGGCCATGGTTGCAATTCAACATTAGTGTTTAAACACTTTTCTAAAAATTGTTTACCTTCACTCATTTTAATTTTTCAACCAACTCGTTATATTGTTTTTTACTCATATCTATTTGTACTAATGGACGTCTTATGTATTTTCTTTTTGCTTCTTTAATTTTTATATTTTTAAACTTTGTAAGTAAAAAAGCATTGTGCGAATATGCTATTAACTTACCTTTTAAATCTAATGTGGGAGGATGGTTTGTATCTGCTCGTTCTCTAAAAAACCATAAAGCAATTATTTCTTTTTTAAAATCAATATCTTGAATATCTTCTTTAAATTCAAAACCCGTTTTATATTTTTTATCAAACTCTTGCCAAATTTGATGATCTAAATTGTTTTGATTTTCGTATAATTTATCATACTCTTTAGTATCAAAAATGTCGCCAGCATAGATATATTCAACTGGTTCTGTAAAATAATTTTTGGGTTTAAGTTTTTCCCAGTTCATTATGAACTAAAAAGATTGATTAATTCTTTTTTCCAAACATCACCATATTCGCAATCACGGTATCCGTCAAACCATGGTCCGCCTGATGTGTAATGTAATACTTTAGGTGTACCGTCTTGTGGTTCTTTGTACCAACCAACTAGCCAATTATACTCATGTGGTAAAGATCCAATTTCGTTATCTTCTAACCATGTAAATCTATGTAAAAATTTGGCTTCTTCTTTGTTTAAAAGTTCTGGAGTGAGCATTTTATTTTTTTCATGTTCACAATTCCAAAGTACCATACTGCTCCAATTTTTTCTTGGATACACAGTTTGTACTTGTCCGTCCATTTTAGTTGTTTCTTTTGGTGTGTAATCGTGTTGCACACAAACAACTGCTTTAGATGGATCACAATATTTTACAAGTTCATGTGATGGAATTTTCCATAAAAAATCACAATCACAAAATACTGCCCAACCTTTATAATCATTTAGATATGGAACAAAAAATCTTGTAAAAGTAAATTCAGTTGTTGCAAGTTTATCTACAGGTCTTGTGTAAATTCCTTGTTCTCTCATTTGTTGTTGTTTTAATGGAATAACTTCTGCAGAAGGATCTCTACGTTTAATACTGTGTTCACATACTTGATATGCTATATCTTCTCTGCTGTCGTGTCCAACGTATATTTTCATCTTGCTACAATTTTATGTATTTGTTCCCAATTATTTACTCTGGTAATTTCAGGGTGATTGAAATCTTGGTTATATGGGTGGTCAACTAATAATACTTTCAATCCATAATTAAGTCCCGCCATTGCATTTTTTGGTTTATCTTCTACCCAATATAATCCAGTATTATGAAACTCTGCTAGTGCATCGTCCTTATCTGCTCCTGTGTCAAGTATATGATAATTGTAAAATACCTCACCAAATAATTCTTCTAGTCTTCTTTTACGTATTTTTTGTGCTGGAATATCAGATGTTTGTGATGTTATAGGTATAAATGTCCAACCTTCTGCGTGTAATAACTTTACCCAAGTTTGTGATCCAGGCATAGGTGGTTGTGTTGCCATCCAGGCACTTTTATTAAATTCTCTAATTTCTTTTCTTACTTCTGTTTTAGTTAAACCAAACCTTTCTGCCATCTCGTAAGTATTTTCTTTGTTATCTAATAAAGTATATGGATAAATTTTTTTGCCAACATATCCTTCTCCAACAGGAGTTTCAAAGTAAGAACGTTGTAACATCCATTCAGTGAAATGTTTCTCCCACTCTAATAGTACACCGTCTACGTCTGTTAAGATTATTCTGTTATTTGAGATTGGCATCTTCCATACCTGCTACTCTCAGTTTAACAATGTTTGTAATTTGCCATTGTTTCTGATCAAGTCCTTTTGTGATGCCTAACCATTGGTTTCTAAGTAATGCAAATTCGTTAATGATTTTGTCCATATCAACAACATCTTGCTCACCATCAACATATTTTTCTGCATCTCTGCTGGACAATGCTCTGTTATAATTTTCTAAAAATTTTTTAAATTGTTTGGATCTAGTTCTACGTAATTCAATATTTAGATATTCAAGTATTGCTTCAATTTGTTGTAATTGACTAAATCTTTCTTCAACAATACCGGGTAGAGACGCTGATGCTTTTTCCAAATTACCATAAAGTTTTACTTCTTTTTTGGCATTTTGATATTCTGTTTCGTAATAGTTAATGCAGTCAGGTATTTTGGATAAATTTCTGCTTATTTCGTTGTACCAATTAGTTGTCTTCATATCGATCATCGTATTGCTCTTCGTCTTCGTTATCTTGAAAAACTGTGTTTACCGCTTCTTCTAATTTTGGATCATAATCAGCACACGCCTTGATTTCACTTTCTTCAACTCCCATACTGTCGAGAGTTTTTATAAAATCAACTGCGGCATCTAATTTCTGTTTTTCCGGAATGAAGTGTACAACTGAGTCCCAAATACGTTCGATATCTTCATGTGTCATTTCTATCATTATTTTGCCTCGGGTGAATCATCTTGTGATGATGCACTAGATAATTTATCAAAATCACCCATAAGCATATCCAATTTGGCTCCTGTCCAGGCCTTTCTGAACTCAATGTGTTCATTTCCTTTGCTATCAACGTATTTTAGTCTATTACCAGTTTGTACTAATAATCCTTTTTTCTCAAACAAATCTACTAATCCACTGTATGGATCCATTCCTGTATCATAAGGAATTTTAACTTGTACACTTTCAAAAGGTTTAGCATATCTTGTTTTCATAACTTTACAAGCCGCTCTAATACCTCTAACATCAGATATTTTGTTTCCTTTTTCGTCTTCTTTAAGTTTTAATTTTTTCATTGCAATAACAATTGAACTTGCATAAATGAAACCTTGTCCACCTGATATTTTATCATCAGGATCAAACATATCTTGAGATGCATATGTGTGATTAGTTGCTACAAGTCCTACGTTCCAACTTCCAAACATATTAACACAGTTCCTTACAAGTGCTGTTAATGCTTTAGGTTTTCTACCCAAGTCGCCCTTCATCTCACCTTTTTCAAATTGATCAACATCAGTTGGAGTTAATAACATACCTAACGAATCTATCACAAATAAAACTTTTGGTGCACCTTCTTTGTTATCTGCGTGTTGCTCTCTGTAACCTTTCATAAATTCAGATACAGTTTTTGCAACATCATCAATCATGGATAAACTTAATTTTAAAAGTTTATCTTCTGATGTATCAACTTTTAATGCTTGTAACCATTGTTCATCTAATGCATTCTCCGAATCAATTAGTATAACAAATATACCTTGATCCTGTGCATTCTTAATAATGTTGCCTGATGCTATGTATGATTTACCTGCACCAGACTCACCGGCAAGTACTGATACTTTGCCTAGGGGAATTCCTTTGTTAAAATCTCCTGATATTAAATAATTTAAAGCATAGTTTCCTGTGCTTATCCAATCTGTAGGATCGCTAAATCCTATTCCGAGACCTTGAATTGATTTTGTTATGTTTTTTCTAAATTTTGTTACATCAAATGGTTTTGTCATATGTTTCCTTATTATAATACACAAGGCCTCAACTGTCAACAATTAAGGCCTTGGTAAAATGTCAGATTATTTTGCTTGTCTTGATCTTATTAATTTCAAAATATCCTCTGCTCTTTTGGCACTATCACCTGCAGGTTGAGCCGCTGGTTGAGCCGCCGGAGTTGGTTGTGCTTCAGTTTTCACTTCAGCATTTACCGGATCCGCAGTTTTTTCTACTGGAGCAGGTCTATCTGCTGTAGGTACAGATACTTTACTTTGCTGGAAAGCCATTCCAGAAGGTCTAAAGTATTGTCCATACTTCTCAAGATCATAAGCCTCACCGTCAACAGATTTTTCAAATAATTCTTTGATTATTTTTACTTCTGCATCGGTTGGTTCTTTAGGTCTAAAGTCGTTTAGATTATGTAATCCAAATTTATCAACAGCACTTCTTTCTGCTTCGTCAAGTGCTCTTTCTCTTCTTGACCATTTTGAAGTTGAGTAATCAGCATAGCCACCTTTTGTTGCTTTTGTGATTCTAAAATCAACACCTCTTACACTGTCAGTTGGTAACTCTTCCATTTCTGGATCTAGTAAAGCCGCTCTGATAATGTTAAAGATTTGTGGTCCAATTATAAATCTTCTAATTGGATTTT